GCATGGCCGAGACCTTAGCAGGGTCGGGGGCGGGGGCGCCATGCGGGGCGGGCGCCCCGGGCGGCGGGGCCCCGGCTCGGGGGGCGGGGCGGGCGAGGCCGGGATCGGGGCGAAGAAAGTGGGTTGACCGGCCGAACGCTCCACCGGACACCTTCATCCAAGCTGGACGAGATGGGCGAGGCGGCGCGGGGGGGACCCCGGGGCCGCCTTTTCCTTTTCGCTCACCCGTTGCGGACCGGTTCTTGCCACGGGGGTGCTGGCGAATGGCGAACGCACGGGATGCGGCCCAGGGGGGACTGGACGAGGCGGAGGCGCTGCTGCGCTCTGCCAGCTTGGCCTTCGAGGTCGCGCGGGATGCGCTTGAGGACCGAGCCCGAGGCTTGAGGGACGGCGACGAGAAGGGGCAGGGCGCCGAGCTGGGCGCCCTGCTCAAGGAGACGGCGCGCGCGCTGACGGTGGCGGTGGAGCAGGCGCGCAAGGTCGCGGATCAGAAGGAGAAGGCCGATGGCGGAGGAGGGCTCGACCTCGACGCTGCCCGGATTGAGGTCCGGCGCCGACTGGCTGGCATGCGCGACGCCCGAGACGTGGGACCGCTTCATGGAGGGCCTGACGGAGGAGGCGGTCCAGGCGCTCCCCTGGCTGTGGGAGTTCTGGGCGCTGCCCCATCAGCTGCCGCCGGAGACGGCTGAGGGGGCGCAGGGCTGGCGCACATGGGTCGTGCTGGGCGGGCGCGGCGCGGGCAAGACCCGCGCCGGGGCCGAGTGGGTGCGAGCCCAGGTCGAGGGGGCGCGCCCCCTCGATCCCGGCCGGGCGCGGCGCGTGGCGCTGCTGGGCGAGACCTATGAGCAGGCGCGCGAGGTGATGGTGGAGGGGGCGTCGGGCATCCTGGCCTGCACGCCCCCCGACCGGCGGCCGCGCTGGGTGGCCACGCAGCGCAAGCTGATCTGGCCCAACGGGGCCGAGGCGCGGTGCTACTCGGCGTCCGACGCGCAGGCGCTGCGGGGGCCGCAATTCGACGCGGCCTGGGCCGACGAGCTGGCCAAGTGGCGGCACGGGGCCGAGGCTTGGGACATGCTGCAATTCGCGCTGCGGCTGGGGGAGGCGCCCCGCGCGGTGGTGACGACGACGCCGCAGGCCGTGCCGGTGCTCAAGGAGGTGCTGGCGCGGCCCTCGACGGTGGTGACGCGGGCGGCGACCGAGGCGAACCGGGCGAACCTGGCCGCGTCGTTCCTGCGGGAGGTGCGGGCGCGCTACGGCGGCACGCGGCTGGGCCGGCAGGAGCTGGACGGAGAGATGCTGGACGAGATCGAAGGCGCGCTCTGGGGGCACGGGGCCCTCGACGCCCTTCGCGACGTGGCCCCGCCGGAGCGGGAGGAGCTCGACCGGGTCGTGGTGGGGGTGGACCCGGCCGCGAGCGCCGGCGGGGCCGCGGACGAGACGGGGATCGTGGTGGTGGGCGCCGTGACCAAGGGGGCGCCCGCGGGCTGGCGGGCCTGGGTGCTGGAGGATGCCAGCGTCGCGACCGCCTCGCCCAGCGAATGGGCCGAGGCGGTGGCGGCGGCCTACGAGCGCTGGGGCGCGGACCGCGTGGTGGCCGAGGGCAACCAGGGCGGCGACATGGTCGAGGCGGTGCTGCGGCAGGTCGCCCCGATGGTGAGCTACCGCAAGGTGACGGCGCGGGCGGCCAAGGGCGCGCGGGCCGAGCCCGTCGCGGCCCTCTACGAGCAGGGGCGGGTGCGGCACCTGCGGGGGCTCGACCGGCTGGAGGACCAGATGGTGCGGATGACGTCGCGGGGCTTTGTGGGCCGCGGCTCGCCCGACCGGGTCGACGCGCTGGTCTGGGCGCTGTGGGCGGCGCTGCTGGATCGGCCGCGGGCGGGGCCGCGGGTGCGCGCGCTGTGATCCACCGGCCCCGTGCGGGTCATGCGGGGCGCCTCGGGCGCCCCTTGTCAATTCGGAGGACGGCGATGCTGGGATGGTTCAGGGAGGCGAAGGCCTCGGCGGCGGGGCATCTGACGGCCCACCGGGTGCGGGCCTGGGGCACCACGGGCGGGCCCGTCTGGGGGCCGCGCGACGCGGGCACGATGGTGCGCCAGGGGTTCCTGGCCAACCCGGTGGCGTTCCGCGCGGTCAAGATGATCGCCGAGACGGCCGCCGCGCTGCCCGTGGTGCTGGAGCAGGACGGCATGCGCCTGAGCGAGCATCCCGTGCTGGCGCTGCTGGCCCGGCCCAACGGGGCGCAGGGCGGCGCGGAGTGGCTGGAGGCCCTGGTGGGTCAGCTGCTGCTGAGCGGGGACGGCTATGTCGAGGCGGTGGGCGTGGGCGGCCTGCCGCGCGAGCTGCACGTGCTGCGCTCGGACCGGATGAGCGTGGTGCCGGGGCCGGACGGCTGGCCCGTGGGCTACGACTACACCGTGGGCGGGCGGAGCCACCGCTTCGCCATCGGCGAGCTGAGCCCGGTCTGCCACGTCCGGGCGTTCCATCCGCTCGACGACCATCACGGGCTGTCGCCGATGCGCGCCGCGGGCGGCGCCATCGAGGTGCACAACGCCGCCTCGGCCTGGTCGAAGGGCCTGCTCGACAACGCGGCGCGGCCCTCGGGCGCCATCGTGCATTCGGGCGAGGAGGGCCTGACGCCCGACCAGTTCGAGACGCTGTCCGCCGAGCTGGAGGCGCAGCACCAGGGCGCGCGCAACGCGGGCCGGCCGATGCTGCTGGACGGGGGGCTCGACTGGAAGCCCATGGGCTTCAGCCCCTCGGACATGGAGTTCCACCGCACCAAGGAGGCGGCGGCGCGCGAGATCGCCACCGCCTTCGGCGTGCCGCCCATGCTGCTCGGCGTGCCGGGCGAGGCGACCTACGCCAACTATGCCGAGGCCAACCGCGCCTTCTATCGGCTGACGGTGCTGCCCCTGGCCGCGAAGGTGCTGGGCGCGCTGTCGCATTGGCTGGGCGGGCATGTGGGCGAGGCGCTGGACCTGGCCGTCGACCTGGATGCGGTGCCGGCGCTGGCGGCCGAGCGGGACGCGCGCTGGGGGCGGATCGCGGGGGCGGACTTCCTCGACGACGACGAGAAGCGCCGCCTGCTGGGCCTGCCCGAGGGGGCGCGGGGATGAGCCAGGCGCGCGTGAGCGGCTCGCGCTACCTCTACGACCCGTTCGACGCCGCCTCGGCGCGGATCGAGGCCAACGAGCGCGTCCTGCAGGAGCGGTGGGCGAGCCTTGAGCGGCGGCTGGACGCCATCGAGCTGGGGCTGGAGCGGATGGAGCGGCGCCTGTGGCTGGCGGTGTTCGGCGTCGTCAGCGTGGTGCTGGCGCGCGGCATCGAGGAGCTGCTGCAACTCAACTGAGGAGTGGGTCGATGATCGAGACCAAGGACGCGGGCGGCGTGGCGCCCCCGCGGCTGGAGGCGTGCGGGCGGCGCGTGGCGGGATATGCCTCGCTGTTCGGGATCGCCGACCGGGGCGGCGACGTGGTGGCGCCGGGCGCCTATTGCGACAGCCTGGCGCGCGCGGCGGCCGAGGGCCGGCGCATCAAGATGCTGTGGCAGCACGAGGCGGCGCAGGTGATCGGCGTCTGGGAGGTGCTGCGCGAGGATTGCCGCGGATTGTGGGTCGAGGGCCGGTTGCTGGACGGCGTCGAGAAGGGGCGCGAGGCGGCGGCGCTGCTGGCGGAGGGCGCGCTCGACGGGCTGTCGATCGGCTACACCGTCAAGCGCGCGGGGCGCGACGGGCAGGGCCGGCGCGTGCTGCACGAGGTGGAGCTTTGGGAGGTGTCGCTCGTGACCTTCCCGATGCTGCCGTCGGCGCGGGTGGCGGCCAAGGCCGCGCCGCTGCGGACGGTTGCGCGCGCGCTCAGGGACGCGCGCGCGGCGATGGCGCGGCCGTGACGGCGCCGGATCAGCGAAGGAGCGCGCGATGAGCGAGGGGCAAGCCGTCGAGGACGGCGTGCAGGAGGTGGCCGAGGCGCTGGCGGAGTTCGTCGGCGAGATCAGGGACTTCCGCCAGGACGTCGAGGACAGGATGAAGAAGCAGGAGAGCCGCATGAGCACGAGCATCGCGAGCATGGCCGTCAAGGCGCAGCGCCCCCGTCTGGCCGGGGCCGAGCCGGCCGAGGCCCCCCACCGCAAGGCGATGGGCGCCTATCTGCGTCAGGGCGACGACCAGGGGCTGCGCGGCCTGGCCTTCGAGGGCAAGGGCCTGACCACGGTGGCGGCCGAGGGCGGCTATCTGGTCGATCCGCAGACGTCCGAGACGGTGATGGGCGTGCTGCGCGGGGCGGCCTCGATCCGGGCCGTCGCCAACGTGGTGCAGGTCGAGGCGACCAGCTTCGACGTGCTGGTCGACCGCGGCGAGGTCGGCGCGGGCTGGGGCACCGAGACGGGCGCTCAGTCGGAGACGGAACCGGGTGAGTTCCAGCGCATCTCGATCCCGCTGCACGCCCTGTCGGCCATGCCGAAGGCGAGCCAGCGCCTGCTGGACGACGCGGCCTTCGACATCGAGGGCTGGCTGGCCGAGCGGATCGCCGACAAGTTCATGCGCGCGGAGTCGCAGGCCTTCGTCGACGGCGACGGGGTGGACAAGCCGCTGGGCTTCCTGCGCTCGAGCTTCGAGCCCGAGGCGACGTGGTCCTGGGGCAACATCGGCTATGTCGCCACCGGCGCGCCGGGCGATTTCGCCAGCACGGACGCGGCCGACGCCATCGTCGACCTGGTCTACGCGCTGGGCGCCGGCTACCGCGCCAACGCGACCTTCGTGATGAACTCGAAGACCGCCGGCACGGTGCGCAAGATGAAGGACGCGGACGGCCGGTTCCTGTGGACCGACAGCTTGGCCGCGGGCCAGCCCGCGCAGCTGATGGGCTATCCGGTGCTGATCTGCGAGGACATGCCCGACATCGGGCCGGGCGCCATGGCCATCGCCTTCGGCGACTTCCGCGCCGGCTACACCATCGCCGAGCGGCCCGACCTGCGGGTGCTGCGCGACCCGTTCAGCGCCAAGCCCCATGTCCTGTTCTACGCGACCAAGCGCGTGGGCGGCCGGGTCAGCGACTACGCCGCGATCAAGACGCTGAAGTTCGCCAATAGCTGAGGCGCGCCAGGCCGTGAGATCCCTCCGGGCCCTCGGGCCCGGGGGGAGGGGTCGGCCCGTCGGCCAGCCTGGTCCGCGACGAGCGGCGGGTCGGCCCCACCGGACATGTGACATCGCAGGAGGCGCCGATGCGGGTGCAGGAACGGGACGGCATCGCCGAGGGGGCGCTGCCGCTGGAGGAGTTCGCCGCGCGCCTGCGCCTGCCCGACGGGTGGGACGCGGTGACGGGCCAGCGGGCGCGTCTGGCGGGCCAGCTGCGCGCGGCCATCGAGTCGGTCGAGGGGCGGACGGGCAAGGTGCTGCTGGCGCGGCGGGTGGTGGTGGCCGGGCGCGGCACGGGCGCCCCGGAGGTCGTGCTGCCGGTGGCGCCGGTGGGCGCGGTGACGGGCGTCGAGGAGGATGTCGGCGGGGCCTGGACCACGGTCGACGCGACCGGCGCCCGGATCGTCGCCGACCTGCACG